AAAGATGGAGCAAGATATTAACATTCGGCAGCTTGAAAAAGAACTTCTTGGAACCATTCGCTATACCAATAGTGTAATGGAAGACATGGGGCTATCTCAAGGTGACGTGGTTTCATTTCAGCCAGAGAGCGAGTATGAGTTTATTGTGGATGGAGAAAAGATCTACAGGATGTTTACGAAAAATATTTGTATATTATTAGAAAATGGAAATACGAAAGATTAAAGAAGATATCATAAAGGCTGGGGAGATGGCTGTTAAGCAGCTTATAAAAGTAGCGAAAGAGGAAATTATAAAACCTGATCCTGATGATGAGCTGGCGGCAGATAGACTTAAAAATGCAGCTGCCACAAAGAAGTTGGCTATCTTTGATGCTTTTGAAATATTAACAAGAATAGAAAATGAAAGGGCTCTGCTTGAAGGTAGCCAGGGACCTCAACCTCAAATACAAGGTGGATTTGCAGAACGACGATCTAAATAAAACAGAGCTCTATAGTGTTGTTAAATCCAATATACAGCCGTGGATTATAAAAGCTAATAATAAAAAAAAGAAGTGGGAGTATGGGTATAATGAGAAGTATGACATTGTTATTATCTCCAAAGATGGAACCATAGGGAAGATATATGAAATAAATAATCTTAAAATCGCCCTTCCTAAAGAGCCTGAGCGTTTAAATAAAGAAGCTAATAGGTGGGTTTCCCATGAGTGCCCAAGAGAACTCTCTAATATACGGACAATTTTTGACTGGAACAAGAGGGATAACGCTTTTAAAAACACATGGGTAGACTACATAGGAGGAGAGTTTGATAAAAGAGAAGAGGGTTATTGGTTTAAAAACAATGGAATCCCTACTTATATTACAGGCACTCATTACATGTATCTGCAGTGGACTAAGATAGATGTAGGCAAACCAGACTTCAGGGAAGCTAATAGAATATTTTATATTTTCTGGGAGGCGTGTAAGGCTGACAACAGATGTTTTGGAATGTGCTATTTAAAAAACAGACGTTCTGGATTTTCTTTTATGAGCTCTGCGGAAATTGTTAACACTGCCACCATAAAAAGAGATGCCAGGACAGGGATACTCTCCAAGACTGGATCTGATGCTAAAAAAATGTTCACCGATAAAGTGGTTCCTATCTCTAATTATTACCCATTCTTTTTTAAGCCTATTCAAGACGGGATGGACAAACCCAAGACAGAGCTGGCATATAGAGTTCCTGCATCTAAGATCACTAAAAAGAATATGTATAATAGTGAGATAGACACTATAGAAGGCTTAGACACCACTATCGACTGGAAAAACACTGATGACAACTCCTATGACGGAGAGAAGCTACTGCTGCTAGTTCACGATGAGTCTGGTAAGTGGCTCAGGCCCAATAACATACTCAATAACTGGGGTGTAACTAAAACATGTTTAAGGCTAGGGAGTAAAATTGTGGGTAAATGTATGATGGGATCAACATCTAATGCTTTAGATAAGGGAGGGGATAACTTTAAAAAACTCTATGAAGACTCTGATCCTCTTAAAAGAAACGCTAATGGTCAGACTAAAAGCGGACTTTATTCTTTATTTATTCCTATGGAATGGAATTTTGAAGGATACATAGACACTTATGGTATGCCTGTATTTAATTCTCCTGAAGAGCCAATAGACGGAATGGATGGAGAGAGCATCACTACAGGGGTTATTAATTACTGGAAAAATGAAGTAGCCTCCTTAAAGTCAGACGCTGATGCGCTTAATGAATTTTACAGGCAATTTCCTAGAAGTGAATCTCATGCATTCAGAGATGAAAGTAAGTCTTCGATCTTCAACCTAACAAAGATATATCAACAGATAGACTACAACGATTCATTGATAAAAGACAGGTATCTAACTAAAGGAAAATTTCACTGGAGAGACGGCGTAAAAGACAGCGAGGTGATATGGACGCCAGATAAAAATGGACGGTTTTTAATATCTTGGATACCTGAACCTGCATTAAGAAACAATGTATTAAAGAGAAACGGAAAGTATCTCCCTGGAAATGAGCACCTTGGCACCTTTGGGTGTGATCCTTATGATATTTCAGGAACGGTATATAACAGGGCGTCTAATGGCTCTTTACATGGCATGACTAAATTTAACATGGATAACGCTCCCTCTAATGAGTTCTTTTTAGAATACATCGCCCGACCACAGACAGCAGAGATATTTTTTGAAGAAGTACTTATGGCGTGTGTTTTTTATGGAATGCCTGCCCTTATTGAAAACAATAAAGCTAGAATACTTTACCATTTCAAAAACCGAGGATATAGGAAGTTCTGTATGAATAGGCCTGATCGCTCTTATGTTAAGCTTTCAAAAAGTGAAAAAGAATTAGGGGGGATCCCTAACACTTCTGAAGATATTAAGCAAGCTCATGCTTCAGCTATTGAGTCTTACATTGAAAAGCAAGTAGGTATGGACTTAGAGGGGACCTATAGAGATTCTACAGAAATGGGAAGCATGTTCTTTACCCGAACTTTGATGGATTGGGCGAAATTTGACATTAATAACAGGACACGACACGATGCGTCTATAAGCTCAGGACTTGCGATCATGGCTAACCAAAAGCATATTTATACACCTACTAAAGAAGAGTCAAAAATATCTGTTACCTTTGCAAGGTATAGTAATAAAGGAAACATTAGCCAAATCATTAAATAAATGAAGCAACCTATCATATCGGTAAATCCTATAACTTTCCCTAATCAACTCACTACAGATGCACAAAAAGCATCTAACGACTATGGATTACAAGTAGGAAAAGCCATACAGTATGAGTGGTTTAAGAGGTCTGGAAATAGCTGCAGGTATTACAACCAGTGGGCAGACTTTCATAAACTACGACTCTACGCTAGAGGAGAGCAGTCCGTATCTAAATATAAATCAGAATTAGCAGTAGACGGAGATTTATCATATTTAAACCTAGACTGGACGCCAGTGCCTATCATCCCTAAGTTTGTGGATATCGTTGTTAACGGCATGTCGGATAGGCTGTTTACAGTACAAGCTTTCGCTCAGGACGCCATGAGTGCCGAACAGCGAAAGGGATATCAAGACATGATAGAAGAGGATATGGTAGCTAAAGACTTTCTTCTTCAGACGCAAGAGCAGTTTGGGATAAATGCTTTTAATACTAAAGCTGAAGATCTTCCCGCTGACGACCAGGAGCTACAGCTACACATGCAGCTTAACTACAAACCTGGCATTGAGATAGCTGAAGAGGAGGCTATTAATACCATACTAGAACAAAATCATTATTCAGACATACAGAAAAGGTGTAATTATGACATTACTACTGTAGGTGTGGGATGGGTTAAGCATGAGTTTTTGCCTAATTCTGGAATAAAAGTAGACTACGTAGATCCATCAACCTTAATATATAGCTATACAGAGTCTCCTTATTTTGAGGATTGCTTTTACTTTGGAGAAGTCAAGCAGGTAGCTATTACTGAGTTGATAAAGATAAAGCCAGATATTACTAAAAAAGAATTACAAAATATTGCTGAAACCAGCTCAGGGTGGTATAATTACTATGGTATTACTAAGCAGTATCAAAATGATATTTTCCAAAAAGATATAGTAACGCTTCTTTACTTTAATTATAAGACAGATAAAAAGTTTGTTTATAAAAAGAAGTATTTAGAAAATGGCGGAGATAGAGTGATCCGTAAAGACGAAGGTTTTAATCCACCCCAAGGAACAGAAGAAAGATTTGAGCGCATAGAAAAAAGAATAGATGTATGGTATGAAGGTATATTGGTGTTAGGGAGTGACTATTTATTAAAATGGCAATTAGCTAAAAACATGGTCAGACCTAAGTCTGCCTCTCAGTATGCACTTCCTAATTACATTGGCGTTGCGCCACGAATGTATAAAGGCGTAGTGGAGTCGCTAGTAAGAAGGATGATAACTTTCGCTGACCTTATACAGATGACACACCTTAAGCTTCAGCAGGTAATAGCTAAAGTAGTCCCAGATGGCGTATACATAGACGCAGACGGACTAAATGAAGTAGACTTAGGTACAGGGGCCGCTTATAATCCAGAGGACGCTCTTAAGATGTATTTTCAAACAGGTAGTGTGATCGGAAGAAGCTTTACCCAAGACGGAGAGTTTAATCACGCACGTATACCTATTCAGGAGCTTAACTCCAATAGCGGACAAGCAAAGATGGCTAGTCTTATAAGCACCTACAATCATTACCTTAATATGATAAGGGATGTAACGGGACTCAATGAAGCTAGGGATGGCTCTACTCCAGATCCTAATGCTTTAGTGGGAGTACAAAAGCTAGCGGCATTAAATTCAAATACTGCTACACGACATATTCTTGATAGCAGCTTATTTATAACTAAGAAATTATCGGAAGCATTATCCTGCAGAATAGCAGATGTGCTGGAGTATTCAGGATTCCGAGAAGAATTTGCTAATCAAATAGGTAAATACAATGTTAATATTTTAGAAGACATTTCTAATCTATACCTACATGACTTTGGTATTTTTATAGAAGTCTCTCCCGATGAAGAACAAAAGGCACAGCTGGAAGCAAATATTCAGATGGCGCTAAGTAGAGACCAGATAACTTTAGAAGATGCTATAGATATCCGTCAGCTTAAAAACATCAAGATGGCTAATGAGCTATTGAAGGTAAAAAGGAAAAACAAAGAAAAGCAGGATGTCGATAGGGAAAACCAAAAGATGAAGATGCAGGGCGACATAAACATGCAATCCCAGCAGGCAGCAGCACAGGCGGCGATGCAAAAGTCACAGGCAGAAATGCAGGCTAAAATCCAAGTCAAGCAGGCCGAGATAGCCTTTGAAATAGAGAAAATGAATGCAGAGGCTGACCTTAAAAAAGAGCTGATGGCTGAGGAATTTCAGATGAATATGCAGCTAAAAGGGATTGAGGCAGACGCCTTAAAAACCAGGGAGAACGAAAGGGAGGTAGCTAAAGACAGTAGGATATCACAACAAAATACTCAGCAATCTAAGCTGATCCAACAGAGGAAACAAGATCTTCCGCCTATAAATTTTGAATCCAATGAAGACAGCTTAGATGGCTTTGATTTAGCAGAATTTGAACCTAGGTAAAAATATGGAAAAAGTTTCTTAACTTTGTAACTAACTAAAATCAAATCAAATATAATGGATGGTATTAAAGTAAGAGAAGTTAGCGGAGACCAAGAAAAGTCTTCACAGCAAATCGAACAAGAGCTTCTCGCAAAACACGAACAGCAAACTGAGGGTGCTGAGAAACCTCACGATGAAAATGTGGAAGTGGTAATAGAAGGTGCCACAAATGATCAACCCATTACAGAGGTAGGGGTTGAAACAAAAAACGAATTAGGGGACAGCGATGTTCTTTCATATATTAAAGATAGATATAATAAGGATATTAATTCTATTGATGATTTGCTTACGCAAAGGGAAAATAATGAAGATCTTCCAGAAGATGTATCAGCTTTCCTTAAGTATAAGCAAGATACTGGCAGAGGTCTTACGGATTTTATGAGAATGAATCAAGATCTTGACGAATTAGAGCCAGATAAGTTATTGGCAGACTACTGGTCTGAAACCAAGACTCACTTAGATAATGATGACGTAAAGTTTGAGTTAAATAACAGGTTTGGGTATGATGAAGATTTAGATGAAGAGGCGGATGTAAGAAAGATCAAGATTGCCAAGAAAGAGGAGCTTGTAAAAGCTAAAGAGTATTTTAATAAACAGAAGGAGCAGTATGGTGCGCCGCTTGAGTCAAGTGGATCCCAAGCTACGGAAGAAGAAAGAAAAAACTTTGAAGCTTACAAGGAACACGCTCAGAAAGAGGGTGATATACAAGAGCACAACAAGAAAAGACAGGAGTTCTTTTTAGAGAAAACAAATGAGCTGTTCTCTGATGATTTCAAAGGTTTTGATTTCACCGTAGGAGAAAAGCAAATGGTTTTCAAGCCTGGTACGCCAGAGCAACTAAAAAAATCTCAGTCTGATGTAACTAACTTCATCAACACACATGTTAATGAGGATGGCTATGTTAAGGATGCTAATGCATATCACAAGTCTTTAGCTGTTGCTATGAATCCAGAGGCATTTGCTAAGTTCTTTTATGAACAAGGTATGTCAGATGCAATAGGTGATGTAACACGGGAGTCTAAAAATGTAGATATGCCTGTGAGAAAGTCGCCAGAAAATGTATCTACAGGAGGATTAAAAGTAAGAGCAATAGAGACCACTCATGGATCTGGGCTACGAATAAAAAGTAGAAAATAATAATTAACTAAAAATTTAAAAAAATGGCAGGTTCAGTCGCAGCTAGTCCGACGTATAGTTTAACTCCGTCCGCTAGCAAATCAACACTACCAAATAATTATCTGACAAGTGCAGAATTTACTTGGTTACAACAGTACTTACCTGATACCTATGAAAAAGAATTTGAGAGATATGGAAATAGATCAATCTCAGCTTTTTTAAGGATGGTAGGTGCTGAACTTCCAACAAACTCTGACCTTATTAAATGGGAAGAGCAAGGAAGATTACATACAAAATACGAAGGAGTGACTACAGTTACTGCTGATGCTTCAGATACTGCGGTATTAGCTATTACGGCTCACAACTTAAGAGTAGGTCAAACTATCTTAGTATCTGATGGTACGGCAGGATCTTCAGCTAGTAATAAAGCAATTATTACTATTGCGTCTAACGCAAATGACGTGACGGTAGCTTATTATGAAGCTGGTGGACAAGCAGCAGGGATGCAAGCATCTACTAACATCATAGTTTTCGTTTATGGTTCTGAATTTAACAAAGGAGCAGACGGAATGGACGGTTCATTAGAAGCTGATCCTAATATCTTTTCTAACAAGCCGATTATTATCAAAGACAAATATGTTGTCGCTGGTTCTGATATGGCTCAAATTGGATGGGTAGAAGTAACTTCTGAAAATGGAGCTTCAGGATACCTATGGTATATTAAGTCAGAGCATGAGACTCGTTTAAGATTTGACGATTATCTTGAGATGGCGATGATTGAAGGTGTTCCAGCAGGAGTAGGTTCAGGTGTAGAGGCTCTTTCAGCTACAGGTCAACTAGGAAACCAAGGTACAGACGGTATGTTCTACACTATTGAAAATAATGGGAATGTATATTCTGGTGGTAATCCAAATTCATTGGCTGATTTTGATGCTATTATCCAAAGATTAGATAAGCAAGGTTCTATTCAAGAAAATGTTCTATTTGTTAACAGACAAATGGGATTTGATATTGATGACATGTTGGCTGCTCAAAACTCTTATGGAGCGGGTGGTACATCTTATGGACTCTTTGATAATGACGAAGAGATGGCCCTTAACTTAGGATTCACTGGTTTTAGAAGAGGTTATGACTTTTACAAGTCTGACTGGAAGTACCTTAACGATGCTACCTTAAGAGGTGGTCTTGTTGGTGGTGCAGTAAACGGAGTATTAGTTCCTGCGGGATCTACTAACGTTTATGATCAGGTGATGGGGAAAAATGCTCGTAGACCATTCTTACATGTTCGTTACAGAGCTTCAGAAACTGAAGACAGACGTTACAAAACATGGATAACTGGTTCTGCTGGCGGTGCCGCTACAAGTGATCTTGATGCTATGGAGGTTAACTTCCTATCAGAAAGAGCGCTTTGTACAATGGGTGCAAATAACTTCTTTATCTTTAAAGCTTAAGAAGTAAATTATAATTACTGTGGGGAGGTTAACCCCTCCCCCTTTTTTAAAACTTAAATTAAATCAAATGAAATTAGAAAGAAAAGACAGGATTTATGTGCTTAAATCCAAAGCCACTCCCTTGAGTTTTATGTTAGCATCTCGCAACACAAGACGTTCACCACTTATGTATTTTGACGAAGATAAAGGAGTAAACAGAACCCTTCGTTATGCTAGAAACCAAAAGAGCCCATTTGAAGAT